TATGGATCTTTCTTAGCAGTTGTTGCAATGTTAGCAGATACATTACCAAACTTTTGTATTGCTGATCTTGCAGAGATTTTAAACTTTCTAAATACTGTATCGATTCTACCTTTTTCATTTTCAGCAATATACATTTCATTAATATGTCTTGTAGAAAATTTTAAAATATCTTCATCATCTTCTTCGATAAACATTGCTGCTGTACCAAAAGTAATTAGATCATGATACAGTTCAAAGATTTCTTGTTGGAAGTTTGATTTATTAAATGCTGCATACATTGTTTCTGTTGCAGACTCTAACCATTCTTTTGCTTCATCTTCATTCTCCATATCATCTTCTTTGAATCTTAAAGAAAACCACGGGGTAGATGGATTAGTTAGCATACCATGTAACGATGCTGCTAATAATTCTACTGCTTGTAATGGAGAAGAATCAAAAATAAGTTCAGTTCTTTTATCACCTTTAGATCTTGTTTTAGTTACATCTGCTTTTCTTGGTTGCATATAATCTGCAACTTCTTGCCAATGACTTTCCCAATTTTGTCTTTGAGATTTTAATCGATCAAATCGTTTTAATAAATTTTTTGCTAAATCTGTTTGTGCCATATTATCTACCTAATAAACTTGGTTTACCTAAAGTCAAGCTACCTGTTGCACCAGTTACTCCTGTCATAATAGTTGGTGATCTTCCTACAGCTTTCATTTTTCTTTTTCTTAAAAGAGCATTATCTTCTGTTACATCTGTTGCAGCACTTTGAGAAAGTTCTGCAGTTGTTGGAGCAGTTACTGTTGGAGCTTGAACAACCATACCGCTTGATATTGCACCACCATTTTCACTAGCAGATATAGCTCTACCATAAGCATCTGTCTTACCAGATGTTCTTCCTGTAATATAACTTTTATACATAGACTCTTGTGCTGCTCTACTCATAGATTCAAATGAAGTTACATCAGTTCCTTTGTATGCACCTTTACCTAAAACTTCACTTTTAAAATAATCTCTAGTATATCTTGATCCAGCTTGTAATGGTTTTGATAAAACTTTTGCAGCAACATTAAGTGCTAATGATGGAGTTGTAATACCTTCTGCTATTTTTTTTGCACCAGCTTCTCTAAATTCTGTTCTTTCTTTTTCAAGAATTGAACCACCACCTTTAACAGCAGCTAACTCTCTTGCTCTTGCTTTTTCTTCTCTTTGTTTTGCAGCTTGTTGGTATTGGTTTGTAGCTTGAGCTTCTCTACCACCGCCACCACCAGATCCGCTATTTCCACCCATAATTATTTTCCAAATGTTAATGATGATTTAGTTTCAAGTTTAGTTTCAGATTTGTTTTCTTTATTCAAATCAACTGAACTTTGTAAATCAATCGTGTTGTTAAATTTTATTTCTTCTTTTAAAGATGAGAAATCTTTTTCTGCTTTATCAAAAAATTTTTTTATAAATTGTAACATCATAATTATTCTCCCAATAAAGTTTTAAGTTTAGTTTCTTCAGATTCTTGAACACCTAGTGGACCAGTTAAGATTGTAGACTTTCTACCTTTTCTTCTTCTCTCAATCGCAGCTTGTTCTTTTTCAATTCTTGCTTGCTCTTCCGCACTTAGTTCTGCTGCAGGCGGTTCTGGCAAAGGTTGAACTGGCGGCAATGCTGGCATTTTAGGTTTGAATATTGATCCCATAATTATATAATCCTGTAATCACTATCTGCTACACTTTGCGGAGCAGTTTGTCTAGTGTTTAATTCTTGTAAGCCAACAGACAGATACCTCATTGCATCACAAGCGTGTGATGACCAATCATGATTAGGCTTAGACCTAAACATTCTGTTTTTGTCAACATACTTCCTATGGTAATGTCTTAACGCATCTATTAGCTTTTTGCAATGGTCTATATCAATATAGCATTTAGGCAGGGTCATTGTTGTGGCGTGTATACCATCTTCTAATGGAATCTTCGGTACTACTTTAAACCGCACACCTAATTGGTAGGCTACCTCTCTTCTGGTTTTGCCATTTGAAAAATCTGTAACTTCAATATCGTGTGGTGCAAAGTGATCCTTGTAAATATAATCTTTGCTATTTAAAACTTCTATGTAATGCGGTAAACCTTGACCTCGTTCCTCATAGTAATCAATAATGTTTACTGAGTTACCTAACTGCTGAAAGAATATTATTGCTGTATGATCCGAGACACCTAAATCCCAAGCGGTGCTGACAAGCAAAGCAGGATCGTAAGGTACTCTTGTTAATTGCTTCTTATCTTCAATTTGTGCTAAAACATCACCATAGATTGCTCCTTCAATGTTGGCAATCCAATCACACTCAAACTCTTGCAGGAACTTCTTCTCACCCATAACTTCTTTAGCTTTATCTAATTCCTCTTGGTCGACAATCTTTGTTTCTGATGCTTTGGCTTTGTAATTAAACCAATCTTCTGCACCTTGTGCGTGCTGGTATAGATCATAGAAGTTATTATTCATCCCAGCAGGAGTACCAATAAACACACAATAACCTTTCCTATCTGATAATGCTGGTCGGATAATTTCTGGAAATAGTTTTTCGGAGACATTGGCATACTCATCTATGACACACCCATCTAGGTATATACCTCTTAAGCCGTCTGAGTTTTCTGAGCCTAGCAAGGTGATACGAGAGCCATTAGGCAAATCTACTCTTAGCTCTGTTTCGTTAAACTTGGTGTATGGTATCTTTGCTGTAAACTGCTTTACATAATCCCATGCTATTGCTTTAGCTTGTTTAAAGGTTGGTGCTATGTAAGCAAATCTAGGATTCTTAGCTTTGGTCAACAATGCTGACCTAATTAGATGATTAATCATACATACTGTCTTGCCAAACCTTCGGTGGCAGACCAGCACACTCCATCTATATCTTGATATTTGCTGGTGTAGATATGCTTGATGTCGTCTTGGTGTGTAAGGTATTTTAATTTCCATAAGTTTTAATGAACCATTTTACTCTGCATTTGGTCATTAAGTGGATTATATTCAAATCCCAATCTATTCATAACATAGACAGTAAATAGTTCTGCTGTCTCACTATCTTCCATATTGAAGAATTTAATAACTACATTGTTTGTTTTCTCTTCTATAAAACATAAACAATCCATATCTTCTGATGAAAAATAACGCATATACCAGATGTAGCTAATTTAAAATTATTTTAAAGTAAAAAAATAAAATTTGCAAAAGTGTTAATAAAAATGGTGCAGGGTATTTGTGGGGGTATGGCTATGTGGATGTGGAGAATTTCGGTGTATATATATATAATAAAACGCGGGTGCATTTGCGGGGGTAGGGGGTATCCGCGTTCTTGAAATATACCTAACTTCTAACCGTAAATGTGTAATGCTAACTTATGATTATTAATAGTAATAATAAAAAATCTTTTATATATCATAGATAGGTCAGTAGTATTGACCGATTGCTATGACGCATAAAAAAATTTTTGGTTGTGTGTGTTAGAATAGCAACATTTAAACCTTATCTAATTCTTTCCAACCTATTCAATTTAACCTATTTAATTTATTTTAACTGCGACATTATTGACCATTTACATTATAGCCATTAAAGTTATATTGTCATTATTAATTAAACAAAGGAAAAAAAATGATAGATACAACAAAACAATTAAATTTAACTTTTATTGATAATGAAAGTCATGGTTATTTAAAAGTAAGCAAAGAAACTTTTTTTCAATTTGATTTAAATGGAAGTGAGTTTTCAACATATTCTTATTATTACAATAATAATTTTTATTTAGAAGAAGATTGTGACGCTATAAAATTTATAAATATAGCAAAAAACAAAGGTTATAAAATAAATTTTCTAAATAAATTTGTAAATTATGAATATTTTGATGATCCAAAATATACAAGAATAAATCAATAATTATGATTAAAAAAATATTAAACTTTTTAGATTATTTATTATTCGGTTTGTTAATGCTGTATTTTTTTTGTGGCGGTTTTAAATATACAATAGATGTTTTAACTGCGACAATCTGACATATTAACTTAATTGGATAATAATATATAACAATAAAAAACAACTAACAAAGGGAAAAAAAAATGAGAACACAAATAGATCAAAAAAGCCTATACACAGAAACAATAGGAAGCAATCAAGTATTTTATAGCTACAATACAACAGTAGCAATTAAAACACCTATTGAAACTTATGTTTGCGAAAATGTTTGGTCAGTAACTACAGCTAAACATTTAAACAGAATAGAAGAATTAACTGGAAGCGATAGAGAATATCGTATGAAGTATAAAGATTTCATTAATCTTCTTGAAAGTAAAAACATAAATCAAAAATATCTTTAATAGAAAGGATAAAAAAACAATGATTAAATATATAGCAACAATAAAAGAATGGCATGACAAAATAAATGGCAACACTTATTTTTCAGCTCAAATAGATGATATTGAAAAAGAAAAAAAACACCACATTCAATTTCAATATGGCTATGGCTCACACGCTGAATATACTTGCAAAGATTTTTTAGGTTTAAAAGGTTTTAATTCTGATTTGCCTATTAAATTTATTACAATTCCAAATTGTAAACAAAGAGATGTTAAAAGTTGGGGGAAACAATGACAATAGAAAGACTACAACAAGAAATATTAAAAGCAATTAAGATTAATAAAAATAGTATTGATCTAAATGAAAAAATAAACAATAGAACGATTGAATTATTAAGAAGTGATTATGATAATTTAAAAAGTTTTATTTCTAAATGCTTTAAAGAATATAAACAGGGGGAATAGATGAAAAAACAAAAACTATATAAATGCACAATAACAACTACTGAAATAAACTATATTCTTGCAAATAATGAGGAAGAAGTAAAAGAAAAAGCAATTTGTGGAGATATACAATCATGCAATAATCAAGAAGTTTTAATAGATGATATTGAAATAGCTGAAAGGTTAAAATAAATGAAAACTTGGAGAGATAAGTATCAAGATTTAATTAATAGATATTCAAAAAGAATTAAATGGGTATCAGTTTATAAAAATAAAAAATTTATACCAGATATAGATTTGCACCCATTTTTTGATAGAGTTCATTATGCTATTAGTGGAAGATATGCGACATTAAAGCAGTTTAAAAAAGCAGTTAAACAAATAGAGTATAACTTAAAAAAACAAGCGAGGTTAAAATGAATACAATAAAAATATATGTAAAAGGTGGCGTGGTTTGTGATGTTGAAAACTTGCCAGAAAATTTTGAGTATGAAATTATCGATTATGATATTTCAGAAGATAACAAAAATGAAAGCAACAACAATGACTAGCGTTAATTTTTATTGCTGTGTTGCAGTTTTATTTTTAATTATAATAACAATAATAACAATTTAAATAGAGAGGAATAAATGACAGAAGAAAAAAAAATAATATTAGACGCTGTTTATGATGACTTTAATGATTGGTTGTCAGATTGTCCAGTAATGTGGAGTTGGTCTAAAAATAAAAATAAAAATATTGAAACAGTTGATTTTGATTTTTCAGAATATAAAAATGAAAGCGAGGAAATAAATGGTTGACCAAACACTACCAGAAATAGTTGCGGTTCA